TAAAGAAGTCTTTAAATCAACAGTAACCGAATTAGTACTATAAACCGCTTTACGAAGATTAAACTTCATATCAAATAGTGGGTTAATTTCAAATTCTAAGCTGTTCTGAGATAAGTAAAGAGATCCAGTCAAAGGTTGAGAAGTAATAACGTTTCCTGTAATTGCATCGGTTTGACCAACTTCAGAGATAAAGAATTTGCATCCAGGCTCATCAGTTTTTACAATTAGTGCATATGTTTCACCTTCCATTAAGTAAATAGGCGACTCAAACGTAAATGTTGTTGCAGTAGCACCTGTATCAGAAACACTAATTTCTTGAGGAGTTTTAGTAACTGCTGAGAATGGAATAATTTTAGTTGATGGAACACCTTGATTAGTTGTTCTTAATTCTACAGTAACTGGTCTATTGCCTGCTTCTGAGAAATATAGATCGACAGATGTCACCATAGCTCCACCGTCAGAATTGACAGTAAATGTTTGAGCTACAGGATCGTGACCGGTATAATAGCTATAAAGCATACGCTGAGAAGTAGATGTACGACGAACTGGAAGTTCTTCATACAATCTATCTTCAACAAATCTTACATCTCTAGAGTTTACAACAGTTGCTTCTTTTGATAGTGATATACCAGTTGAATAATAAACTGCAGAACCCTTTGAATCAAAATCAGCATCGTTATTTGTACGATTGTCTGTTAGCTTAAATCTACGCTCACCGGTTCTAAATGCTAAAGTGTCATTGTTTGGAATATTAAATACACCAACCGCAGATCCCCAATCATCAGTTCTTAAATCATCAGAATTAGTATACATTGTTGGAGCTGTTGTTGTAGATGTAGATCCATTAATTTCACTAATATCTACAGAGTTAATTTGGCTTCCAGCATTTGTAATAGAACCAGTAATGGTTTCACCTACAGCAAATCCATTCTTTATATTTACTAAATGAATATAACGATCTGTAGTAGTTGGAGCAGTTTCATCATCTAATACACCTTGGAATGCAACAACTGCAGAGCCAGTAAGTCTTAAAAGCTTGCCTGCATCGCCAGTATAAGCAGTTAAGTCATAAGCTGAAAACGGCTGAATATTAGATCCATCTATATTAGCAAGCGTAATAGTTGTTCCAGAAACCGAGGTCACTTTAAACTTTTTAAGATTTAGCTCAGAAGAAGTATTTTTAGTATAATCAGTAATTGTTGATTCTGAAATTGAAATATTATCATTTGCAAAAGAAGCTGTAATAGCTCTATTAGCACCTAAGTTATAAAGCATAACATGGTGTCCTGGTAAAATACCACTCGCACTACTTACTTCAAGTGTAAACGTAGAATCAGCAATCGTTAGATTAGTAATACCATTAATATTTGTTGCAGTATGGCTAGAATTTTTAACAACGTCGCCAAGAGCATATGCTGTTTGTACTCTACCATTTTGAGTTCTTTCAAACTGGTCTGTAATTACGCCTTCTTGTAAATTAACTGGATCAAAATCCATATAAGAAGAACCAGAAGAATTTGAAACTTTAAATACTTGAGCAGGAACTACATAAGAAGATACCGATTTATCATCAAAGAATGGGAAGAATTTAGTATCTGCTTTTAGATTTCTAGCTGTAAACACTACTGGGCGTGCTCTCATATATGGAATATAAGATAGATCAACAACTCTATCACCATAATTTTGAGAATTTACAGAAGTTGATAGGTTTGTTTGAACACCGGTTCTAGATTGAGTTCCTGTAAGAGTTGTTACGGTTTCTTCAAATCCTTGAACCCATTGGCGTCTTCTATTTGGATCACCTGTTTGCCATGTACTTGTTGATGAAGAAGAACCAGTCCAATTAGTTTCCCATTCATTCCAAACAGTACCAGTGATTCCAACTTCATCAGCAATAAATTTAATTGCATCATAACCATTATCATCGGTAACAGTTAAATCTGGACGACGATCAGTCTCTTTCCAGTTATCGCCTTCTGGGTTTAGAGTAATTTCACCTTTGAACGCACCAATTTTATATGGGTTAACATCAATTGCTCTAGATGCATATGGATTGAATACTAATGATTCTTCAATATAAGGTAATGTAATAACATCACCAGTTTTTTGATAGCCGGCTGCAGCTCTTTCTGCTTGTGAAGAAATATCTTCAATAATATCTAGTGAAGATGTAAAGTGCATTGGTCTACCAAGTTTATTGGCAGAGTCTACAGCAAATCTATAATCGTCTCTCTTTACATCGCCAAGAGAATGTCCGGTAAATTGGTCAGTAATAAATCCATTTTTAAATCTATCAATACCAGTTACTGGATCAGTAATTTGCAAATCAGCGGTTAGTTTTTCCAATTGATCAAGAGCAACGTACTCTTCCATAGAAGCCATACGGCGTTCCATTTGACCTAAATCTTTAAATGTATATCTACGATTATCGCGCTGGCGGTATTTAACATCACCAACTTGAGCAGTATATGGAGGAACAAACACTGTAGCAATAATCATACCTGCATCCGAATCTGCAGGTTCTTGAGGATCTACAGATGGTACGCCTTGAATTACTTTCCATTCACCCTTTGAAGTTAATAGAATCTTATCAATACGAGCCATATAATATGCTAAATCAGTTGTTAAATCAGTTCCAATGGCCGGAAGTTCAGGTGATGTAGTGTTGTCGCCAGAAATAATTGGTCTAAAATCTACTACGTCTGCTAGGTTTACAGATTCACCATTATCAAAATTTGTATTTCTAATTTCTTCGTAAGAGATACCAATACCTGGATTATCAGGACGAGTATAAGAGTCTACTGTAAAATAATTGCCCGCGGTTGAATGCGTAAAGTAATTATAAGTTACTTTAATAGCACCTTGAGGAACTTTTTTACCTGATTTAAGAACTAAAGCAGAAGCTTGATAGTGAGTAGGCCTTTGACCATCATCTAATGTATAATTATCTAAGATTGAAATTGAATTAGCAGGATCAAAATTATCAAAATCGCCTGGTGTAACTTCTACATTAGTAATGCGTAAAACATCGGCCTTTGATAAAATAATTCTAGAACCGGTTACAGATTTTTTACCTGTAATAGTTTCTTCAAATCCATCTTGTAATGTTTTTGTTTTTTCTGCACCAATGGTACCACTTTGTCTAATTGTAGTAACTAATGTATATCCAACGTTATTAGTCAAACCAGAAATCGTTAATGTTTTTCTGTTTGAATCATTATCAAAAGAAATATCACCGGATGTAATATTTACAACATCTCCGTTTGTGTCAAATAAAGTATAATTTTCTAAATCCTGGTCAGAAAGGAATGTTTCTCCTTGCTGAGCAAGAGTATGCGAAAAGTTCCCAGAACCATCTGTTGTTTCAGTAACAATTCTACGAACACTTAATGTGCCTTCACGCGTACCATCTAGATTATAAAGAGATTTAATATATTGATAGCCAACAGGATAAATTAAGTTTGGATATTCTGAATCTTGAAGGGCTGTTTTTGCTTTTTGAACTCTACCTTGAAGTACTATTGTATTTTCAGTAGTATTGTGTACAACCATTTGTGTGTTTGAATCAACAGTGGAAACTTGACCAGCAACTTGTCCATCTACAAGAACAACGTCTCCAACTGAAAATTCATTGCTAAATAGAGTACCTGTTCCAGTAATTGTAAATGTGCCAGTACCAGTTTGGCCAGCATCATTTGCAGCTGTTCCTGTTACAAATCCTTCATTTGATTCTGGTACAATATTAGCACCCCAGCACTGATTTCCAATAGTAGCATTAGGATCTCTAATACCGTGAACATCATTTGTGAATGAATATCCAGGCTTCATTTGAATATTAAATAAACCTAATTTAAATACAGGATTAGAAGCATAAGATCCAGAATGCAATTCAAAAGATTTTACTCTAGCTGTACCTACTAATTCATCATTAGCACTTAGAGAGCCAGGAGCAAAATGAGATGCTTGATCTAATGCAGTATATTTTTTTACTAAAGAAATTTGTTCAAATGTCTCAAAATTAGGATAACCATCTTTAAGATTATCAATCAAAACATAATTACCAAGAGGAGTTCCAATTGGTTGATTCTCTAATTCTGTGGTATGATATTCCCCACGAGCTTTATTAAAGTCTATAAATGTTGTCGTGATGGCTTCCACTTCATATCCATAAACATATGCGCGACCAGGATCTACAGCCATTACGAACTTATTTTCATCTCCATCTGGAGCTTCATAAACACCATTGTTTGTACCATTATCAAGATGTTCACGTTTAGTAAGCTTAAATTTATTTACTTCAAAGTGACCATTGGCATCATATGTTCTACGCGCCATAGCCTTTTCAAGTTCAGCATAAGACGTTCTAGATACTTTAGTTTGAACTTGGCCATTTTTAATACGAATAAGTTCAATAAATTTAATATTGTCTGCACCAGAAGATTCTTCTGGAAGTTCAGTAAGTTCTAAAGCTATTTTATATCGATGCGCGCCAGGTGCTGTATAGTTGTATGTACCTTGAGCAGGATCAAGAAGAGTAGTATCTTCTTCAGGTGTAACTGTTGTTTCAATAACTTTAAAACCAACTCTAGCTGTTGGGTTATTAGAGAATCGGCCAGTATATAAGTGTAGTTCATCATTTCTGACAAACAAACCATCAATATAATAAATACCTTCTTTAACTTCTACAACATAACCTTTACCAATAACGTCGGTATCTGGATCATTTGTATAAGTTGTATTACCTACTGGTGCTTGAATAGTTGCACCAATATCAGCGCCTTGATCTTCAGTGAGTCTATAATTATTTTGTGTAGTATTATCTACTGCATAAGCAATTAGATTTTCACCTGGAAGAAAGCGTTTTGTTTCACCATCAGCAGCAGTTGACTCATATTTAAAATAAAGCGTAGGAACTGTTCCATCAATAACACAGCCACATTCAGAAGAATCTAAAACAACAGCGCTTACACCAGATGTAACACCTTTAATAATTTTATTTTGAAAGTTAGTAAGATACGTAGTAACTTCAACAGAATTATAAGTTGAATCTAATTTTGCAAAATGAACTTCATTATCTACATTTACTGAGCCAGGAATAATTTGTGTACCATTTTTAAATAAATGGTCACCTACTCTACTGACTTGCTTTTGTAGAATCGTTTGAATTTGTGTAAGTTCACGAGCTTGAACAGCCACACCTGGACGAAAAAGAATTCTATAAAAATCTTTTGTTTCGTCGTAGTCATCATAATATGGATCAGTATTAAAGTTTATTGTCATTTCTTACTACACTCTGATTAAGGTTAATCTATTAGAATTATTTATAACTTAAAATTTAATGAAAGTTCTAAATACAACAAATTGCTGGGCTGATGGAGTAAATGCTAATTTATTATCAATATAAAGCATTTCTCCTGAAAATTTATTTACATTTGCATTGGTAACTCCAGTCACAGCAAAACTATTTGATAAATCTTCATTATATAAAGTATCTCCTGGTAATACTACGCTGCCATTTAACGATTGAAGAATAAAACTTCCATCTAAATTAGAAACAACTCTAAATTCTTTTGTTCCACCAGACGTCACTAATTTAGAATCAATAGGAAAATTACTTGTATTAAAAGAAACTCCAACTTCAACACCATAACAAGCAGAACCAAGAACACCATTAAACTTATTGAATAAAGATCCAGCAGATGCTAAATTCTTAATAATACCAATTTGACGATAATCATTATTAAAATTATAACCAGAAATTTTATCGTTTTCAAATGAGGAATAAAAACACACAGTATCAGCTAATAATTCATCAGGAGCATTAGAGCCGTGGCCACCCTTTGGAGCTATAATTGCTCTTACCACTGCTCCAGTTCCATCTCCAATTATAGAAGCATTTGCATAAGAATATCCAGATCCATAATTAGTAATATTAATTTTATCTATTTCACCATTGGCGTTAAATGTAGCTGTAGCTTCAGCACCTTCACCATCACCAGTAATATTTACTGAAACATTTGTATATCCAATTCCAGAATTTTCTATTACAATATGACTTAAAGAACCATCAACAGCTAATAATTCAACATTAGATTGCTGTGTATTTAAATCGCCTTTACTTAAATTTAAAGTAATGTTAGCTCCAGTTCCTGGATCTAAAGGACCAGTTACTACTTGTGCATTAGCATCGGTATATCCGTATCCACCATCATTAATGATTAATCCAGTAATAGTACCATTTTCAATTACTAAATCAATATCTGCCTGACCATCTTCTCCAACTGTAGCAATGGTATAAGCTAAAGCTCCCATTCCAGAATGATTTTCACAATAATAAAATAAATTTGAAACTCCTTCTGGAACAACTATTTCTGTATAAGCTCCATCTGATCCTGGTGTACCAGTATAAGTTACACCTGTAGTATATTCAACCCCAGAATTATGTGTTCCATCTGGAGTAATAGAAAACCGTAATGGATGTCCAGCATTACTAAAATCAGATTGATCAAATCTATAGGTATTTCCTTCTAATAATTCAATATCTGGAGACACTGAGTTATCAATATAATACTTATTTCCGGAACCGTAATCATTAGTTCCACTTGCAACTTCTACGTTAAAAGTAAATTGATCTGGAATTCTTCTTCTAGAAGGACCTGATCCATCGCCCTGAATCACTAAATATGTTTCATCAGGATTATAACCTTGACCACCATCTAAAATATTATATGCGGTAATAGTACCAGAAGAATAATATTGATTTTTAATAGATTTAGTAATAGGAACAAAATCTGGAGTCATAAACTTATTACGAAGGCCTAGAGGAATAAAAGAAATAAATTTCCAAATATATCCATCTGATGTTTCAAAGTTAGTAGAACCTGTACCAGTTGGCTCAACTGTAGATACTCCATTATTATTATTAAAGATACATTTATAGATATTAAAATCTTCTGTAATTACGTAAAATCTAGCTTCTTTTAAGCTTGTAGCTCCACTTATGGCTGGATTTGCAAGCGATATTTTATCATCAAACATATCATATACTTGCCCACCCTTCCAATTAATTCTAGGAATAACTAAAGAAACGTCATTAATACCAATTTGCTTTGTTTGAATAATATTATTTCTCACATCATTTTCGTATGACTGATATTGAGAAGGTAATGGAGGAGTTTGCTCATCTTCCCACACCAATGTCTTTCCAATAAAATAATGATATACTGAAGATCTATTTTGCACTTCTTCGTAAATAGATCTGGCAATATTCGCATGAAATAATGGTGTAATGACAGCCGACATGAGTTAATTCTCGCTAATTAAGTTGTATTATGAAATTGTAATAGCCCAAGTGATGACCATTGAGTCTGCTGATGCTTTGTTAACCACAGCAAATGTTGTACGACATAACATTGTACCAGTAACCGCATCATTGAAAACGCCAGCTTCTGTTAAAGCGCCGGTGCCAGTGCCAGCAGGGAATGTTGCTGTATATGTTACAATATTATTTACAACATCAGTTGAATCTAATGCAACACGGCCAGCTTCAGTACCTAATACAGTATTTCCTGCAACTGGAGAAGTAGTATCTTCACCAACAGCCATATGAGTCATTACATCTGCTGTAGCATCTTTCATACGTGAAGCGATAAAATCACGACCAACTTGAACAACCAAGTTTGGAATGTGTGCTTTTTCTTTTAAATTTCCGGCCGGATCAAATATCTCAATCGATACTTGGCCAGTTGCTTTAAGCAATTCGTTCATATTCATTTTGAATAATCTCCTTAGGGTGGGTTAATTAAAAATTATACATTTTTTCGACATATGGCTCGCTAAAATAATTCAATGAGTAATCATTCATATCAAGTAAACCAAACTCACTAGTATTTATACTATCTTCAAGACCTTTATTTTTACTAATTAATACAGAATCATTTGTTAATGCACTAGAAGTCAATGATTTATTATACGTAAATTCTGAAATAGAGTCATTTATTTCTATCTCGCTTTGAACTGTTCCATTGCCTGTAAATAGACTAAAGTCCGATAATACATGCACTGAATCCGAAATGTTCTTTGTAAGTTGAATTTCTGGTTTACTATCATTAACAAGCGAAATATCAGAAATAGGCTTACTTAGATCTATAATATGAGCCGATTCTTCAAAGGTAAGTCCTTCGCAATAATCTTGAGAAAAATAATCTAGAGCATAAACAATATTTGCATCAGCCGAAACTCCGCCATCGTTAGGATTTGCTTCGTCTACAAGATTTTTTCCTATAGTAATATTTGTAATTTGTTCTAATGTTGGTTGAGTATCACTAAACCCCTTTTGAACTTCTTTTAATGGAAGATCCTCTAGTAAAATACTATTTTCTAATGGTTTTGTTAGTTCCCAATTTAAGAAAGATTCTGTTATAATTTCGTCGTCAACAGGTTTAATAATAAGTTTTGCAAGATCTTCAAGTGTATCAACAGAATCAATTAGTCTTTCTGAGAAGAATTTAATAAGTGCTTCAATAGAAGCGGACGCGTCAATATTATTAGTAATTTGGAACTGGCCGAATATAGCCATACCAGCTGGATGTACAGTTTTTCTAACAATATTTTCATAATCTGTAAATCTTTGATCAGATTTAATTACATAAGAATATACTTGATAATAGTTATTATCTTGTAAATAAATGTCATCAGATAAGAATCCATTATTTGTAGTAAATGCGCCAGAATATTTAGAAATTGGCGTGTTTCTAAATTCAATGATGGCTCTATTGGTTTGTGTTGAATCTATATCTAAATTAGGATCAATTACTTCTTGATCAATAGTTTCTGACTCAAGACCTTGGTTATATACATCATCATAACTACCCGCATGTCTAGATCCTTCTATGTAGTCAGAAGCAAAATAATTTAATGAATATGGATTTAGTTCAATAGAAACATACTCATTAGTAGATAAAGATTCAAAAACTCTACCAAATAGATCCGCGTTTGGATAACCAAAATCAACTGGATTTTGCTCAAAATCAGAGTTAAAAAATGTTGGTGTTAAATAAGAAGTAAAATCACTTTGATATTCTGTTCCAAATTGAATAAACTCAAAATTAAGTATGGCACCATTAGAATCTACACTTGTAATTTTTATTAGAGATTTTAAACCATCAATTGAACCATCATCAATTTCTAGAATTTGGCCAATAGAAAAATTTCTACCAGGTTGAATAATTCTAAACGATCCAAGAGCATTAATTATCTGGCCAGAATATTCACTTGCAGTAACTGTTGCATCATCTAAAATATTTCCAACAAAATTTTGATTTATAACTATTTCATATACATTATCTCTAACAAAACGTACTCTTTCAACTTCTGCTTGAACAACAGTTTTATTTGTATTTGTAATAGCAATTTGGGTATTTACAATTGAAAAGATATTTCCAGATATAGTTTGAACATAAACTACATTCTGTTGTTCCCATCTACCATCAGAAGCAATTAAAATTTGCTCCTTTGGTAAAGCAACTTCAATTTCGGTATTATATAATAGTCTAAATAAAAGCTTAAAAGAATCTAAAGATCCTTTTGCGTCATAAAATTCTTCAATGTTTTTATATACGTTTGTTTTATTGGCTTCCATTCGGGAAACCATTCCATAACCTATT